AGAAAGATAAAAAGGATTGGTTGTTCAGCATTTAAAGATGTTCTGGAAACAGGCAGACTAGAGATTGTAGATGAGCAAACTATTTTGGAAATTTCTACATTTGAGGCTAGTGGTTCTTCATATTCAGCATCTAATGGTAACCATGACGACTTGGTTATGAACTTTGTTTTGTTTGGTCACTTTATTGGTTCAATGGCTTTCACCGATATGACTGATATTAATCTTAAAGATATGCTATTCAATCAACAAATGAAAGCCATATATGATGATATTTTACCAGTTGGCGTTATTGATAATGGTTTAGAACATGATGTTGCAGCAATAGCACCGGACAGGGGTAATTGGTCTATAGAAAAAGACTGGCGGAATGATGGGTTTTAAAATCTTATAAATAAAGATAATAATTGAAAATTCGTATTATGAATCCGCATATTAACTAAAGGAACGCAAATATGGCTATTGGAACACCCTCCCAATCACCAGCTATTATCGTCAAAGAGATTGACTTATCGGGTGTAGTACCCAATGTTCAATCTACTACAGGCGCAATAGTTGGTAATTTCCGTTGGGGTCCTATTGGAGAAAGAGTTAAGATTGGTTCAGAAACCTCTCTTGCCGCTGCCTTCGGTAACCCTGATACAACAAACACAATTGACTTTCATACTGCCGCTTACTATCTCAGATATTCAAGCGACTTGTTTGTTACTCGTCAAGCAACTGGAGCTGCAATTAACGCACATCACTCTGCAGCTACTGGAACAAACCCACTAATTAAAAACAGAGCCGACTTTGATGCCAAATTGGCAGGTCTGGACTCGGACGGTCACACATTTATTGCTAAATGGGCCGGAGCATCAGGTAACGGAATTAGAATTTCCGTATGCCCATCAGATACAACACAGTTTAACAGCTGGGCTTATAACTCATCTTTTGATAGAGCACCAGGTTCATCGGTCTTTGCATCAGATCGTGGCGCTTCGGACGACGAAGTACACATTGCAGTCATTGATGAAAATGCAAGCTTTGGTTCAAAAGATGCTGTTCTTGAAATCTTCCCTCACGTATCTATTGCGTCAAACGCAAAGAATGCAGATGGTTCATCTAACTTCCTCAGAGACGTTGTAAATAACGGATCTAACTATGTTTGGTGTGCAGGTTTCGATGCAGCTTATACTACAGCTGGAGCAAATACTACTATTGATTCTGGAGACGATTTCAGTCTATCATCCCCTGCAGTTGTAAACTATGACATGGTTACAGGCGTTAACTCTGCTGCCTTAACACCTAGTGAATATGCACTCGGTCATGATATTTACGAAGATGCAGATACAGTCCAAGTTGACTTCTTAATTGCACCTGGTATGGCTACTTCCGCTGATCAGGCTACAGTTACAAATGATCTAGTTGCGATTGCATCAGCACGTAAAGATTGTTTAGTTGTTTCTTCGCCTAACAGATCAGCTGTTGTTGGAGTTAATAATCCAGCTACTATTACAACTAATGTAACTACTACTGCGAACACATTTACATTCAAGAACAACCTGGTAGTTGATAATAACTATCTAAAAGTTTACGATAAGTATAATGATCAATATATTAAAATTCCTGCTGCTTCATCTACTGCCGGTATTATGGCGGCCGCAGATGCTAATGCTGCTCCATGGGTTTCACCAGCTGGTGCAAGACGTGGTAATTATTTGGGTATTACTTCAATTGAATATAGCCCAAATAAAGGTCAGCGTGATACACTGTATAAAGCAGGTATTAACCCAATTTCAAATATCCCAGGTCAGGGTGTTTTACTCTTCGGAGATAAGACTCACGAATCAAGACCATCAGCTTTCGATAGGATTAACGTCCGAAGATTGTTCTTTGTATTAGAAAGAGCCATTGCAGAAGCCGCTAAAAATGTTATGTTTGAGTTGAACGATGAGTTTACCAGAGCAGAATTTACTAATATCGTCGAACCATTCCTACGGGAAGTTAAGGGCCGACGTGGTATTACGGATTTCAGAGTTGTTTGTGACGAAACAAATAACACTGCTAATATCATCGACACTAACCAATTTGTTGCGACAATCTTCATTAAGCCCGCACGTTCTATTAACTTTATCACATTGAACTTTGTGGCAGTTAGAAGTGGCGTTGAGTTTGAAGAAGTTGTTGGAACTGTATAATAGCGCGGAAAGGGAAATAAAATGGCTATTTTAGGCGTAGACGATTTCAAAGCCAAGCTAGCTGGCGGAGGCGCAAGACCGAATCTTTTTAAAGTAACGGTCAACTTTCCAGCTTATGCAGGCGGAGATGTCGAGAACACATCTTTTATGTGTAAAGGAGCCCAGTTACCGGGCTCAACGATTGCACCAATCGCGGTACCATTCCGCGGTCGGTTCTTAAATATTGCAGGTGATAGAACATTCGAACCATGGACTGTATCAATTATTAATGATACGGATTTCAAAACTAGAGATGCTATGGAAAGATGGATGAACGGGATGAACGGACACAGTACAAATACTGGTCTAGTAAACCCCAGCGATTACCAAGCCGATATGATTGTAGATCAATTAGATCGTGATGAGAGTGTTCTCAAGCGATATAACTTTAGAGGCGCTTTCCCTACGAATGTTGCACCTATTGATCTTAACTATGAGACTACAGGTGCTATTGAGGAATTCACTGTTGAATTCCAAATCCAGTACTGGGAATCAAATACCACTTCCTAAAGTGAGTATAAATAAAATGGTAGAGGAATTAATTTTCCTCTACCTAACTTTAAAATTTGGATGTTTAAAATGGCAGAAGAACAAGGCGTGAAACTATTTGGATTTGAAATCCGAAAAGCCAATAAAGAAAAAAAAGTAAAGCTCGACTCGATAGTTCCGCCCACAGATGATGATGGAGCGGGTTATGTAACTGCATCAGGTTCACACTTTGGTCAATATATAAACCTAGACGGCGACAATGCTAAAGATAATGCTCAGCTAATTAGACAATATCGTGGTGTAGCAATGCACCCTGAAGTAGATGCTGCAGTAGAAGATATTACAAATGAAGCAATTGTGACACAAGATGACCGTGCTTCATTAGAATTAAACTTAGATAATGTAGAAGTTTCTGATAAAATTAAAAAGACTATGAACGAAGAATTTAAAAATATTCTTGGTATGCTTAGATTCAACGATAATGGCCATGATATATTTAGGCGTTGGTATGTTGACGGAAGAATTTTTCACCACTTGGTTGTAGATGAAAGTAATCCTAAGCTAGGTATCAGAGAGATTAGACATATTGATGCTGCTAAAATCAGAAAAGTAAAAGAGATTAAATCCAAAAAAGATGCAGAAACTGGTACTACAATTATTGAGAATGTAAAAGAACATTACATCTATCAAGAGAAACCCGGTTCTCACACAGGTGGTGTGAAGATGACCGAGGATTCCATCAGTTATGTAACATCTGGTCTATTGGATGAAACACGTAAGAAAGTTGTTTCATATTTACATAAAGCATTAAAGCCTATTAACCAATTGCGAATGATGGAAGACTCATTAGTCATCTATAGACTTGCAAGGGCTCCAGAGCGTAGAATTTTTTATATTGATGTTGGTAACTTACCACGTGGTAAAGCCGAAGAATATATGAAAAATATTATGACTAAGTATCGTAACAAATTAGTTTATGATGCATCTACTGGTCAGCTTAAAGATGATCGTAAGCATATGTCGATGCTGGAAGATTTCTGGTTGCCAAGACGTGAAGGCGGTAGGGGAACAGAAATTTCTACTCTCCCTGGTGGTGAAAATCTTGGACAGATAGACGATATTGTTTACTTCCAGAAGCGGCTATATCGGTCATTAAATGTTCCTGTTCAAAGATTAGAGCAAGAACAACCAATGATGGGTATCGGTAGATCACAGGAAGTAAATAGAGACGAGTTAAAATTCCAGAAATTTATTGACCGTTTACGGCGTAGATTTGCTCAGCTATTTTTAGAGGTTCTGAGAAAGCAGTTAATACTGAAAGGTATTATTACAGACGAAGATTGGAAAAGTTGGACGACAGATATTATTGTTGATTTCATCAGCGATAATAACTTTTCCGAATTAAGAGATGCTGAAATGTTGAGGGAAAGATTACAAACCCTTGATATGACACAGCAGTATATAGGCGAATTTTATTCTAAGGAATGGGTTTGGAAACATGTTCTCAACTTAACAGATGACGATATTGAGAATATGAAGAAAGAGATTGCTCAAGAAACCGCCAATGGAGAAATTGATAATGAAGATGATGATAATGATAAACAACCGGTTGCTAAAAAACCAAAAGGAGTAAATGATGGAAATGAATAGAACTATTGAGGACTTTATTAATGCCATTGGCCAAGATGACTATACTAAAGCAGAACCAGCTTTCAATGATTTAATGTCAGGGAAAATTGAGACAGCTTTGGACGCCCAGAAAATCGACGTAGCAGACAAGATATATAATGGTGTTGAAGCTGAAGAGCCAGAAGCCGTTGAAGATGAAGCTGAAGAAGCTGAAGATGACCAACGGTCTGCTTAAAATATTAACACTTATAAATATATCTAAAGTCAAAGGATCAACATGAAAACTTTTAAACATATACGAGAAGCAAGAATATCTGGCATGCCGCCAGGTGATCACGTTTTCGATACAAAGGTTAAAGGTGTTGAGATAATGGTACACAAGGGTGCTGATAAAAAGAATCCTTATATCACTTATGTCGATAAAGAAATGTTAGATAAATTTGCAGATTTAAAAAGTGCGAAGGCAGCTGGTTTAGAGTTTGTCAAGCAGTCGAAAGGATAATATACAATGAAGTTTATGGTGGAATCAATTGATAACGAACTAGAAGTTATCACTGAAGCTAAAGAGAATGGAGAAAAGTCCTATTCTATTAGCGGTATCTTCGCCATGGCCGAAGGTGTAAATAAGAATAAGCGTTCATATCCGAAGCCTATTATGGAAAAGGCAGTTCAGAGATATGTAGACGAACAGATAAAAACCAAAAGAAGTGTTGGAGAGTTAAATCACCCTGCGGGGCCAACAGTTAATTTGGATAAAGTATCCCATCTAATTACCGAACTAACATGGCAAGGTAATAATGTGATGGGTAAGGCACAAATATTGGATACTCCGATGGGTAAAATCGTAAAAGGTTTGCTTGACGGTGGTGTACAACTTGGAGTGTCAACTCGTGGTATGGGTAGCCTCGAGCAGAGAAACGGCGTAAGTTATGTAAAAGATGACTTTCTTCTTAACACGGTTGATATCGTGCAAGATCCATCAGCACCAAATGCTTTTGTAAATGGAATTATGGAAGGTGTGGATTGGGTTTGGAATAACGGCGTTATCGAAGCAAGAGAAATTGAAAGAATGGAGACTGAAATAAAGAAGGCTCCGCGTGCTGACCTCTATGAGGCTCAAACACGTGAGTTTAAGAATTTCCTCTCGTTGCTCAAAAACAAGAAAATGTAAAGGAGTCACAATGACTGACGAAAATCAGATCGCTGATACAGAACTCCATGACGAGGACGTTATGGAAGGTTCAGTAGATCCAAAAAATGCAGAACAAGCTTCGGTTGCTTCGGTGGATAAAGCCGCAGACGCAACTAAAAAAGCTACGCCTCCAAAGACTAAAGCAGCTATGATTAATGCTATGTACGGTAAAATGCACAGCATGAATAAAACTCAGTTGTCTGCCGCTTATAGCGGTATGCATTCTGAAGATGTAGATGTTGATGAAGATATGGCAGAAATTGCAGAAGCACCTGAAGTAGAATATAACTACAACGGTGAATTGCAATCTGTTATGGAATCAGAAGCAACTCTATCAGAAGAGTTTAAAGAAAAAACTGCAGTAATCTTTGAAATGGCGCTAAAAAGCACACTTGCAGAGAAAATCACTTCCCTGGAAGAAAATTATGCAACCGAACTAGCAGAAGAGATTGAACAACATCAATCTGCCATGGTAGAGAAAGTTGACGGCTACCTGAATTATGTCGTAGAAAATTGGATGGAAGAAAATAAAGTTGCCATCCAGCAAGGACTACGCACAGAAATCGCAGAAGGTTTTATGGACAAACTTAAAGATGTATTCACAGAATCATACATCACAGTTCCAGAAGGCAAAGTTGATCTACTTGACGAACTCTCCGAGCAAGTCACAGACCTAGAAACAGCTTTGAATGAAAGAACAACTGAAGTCTTGCAAAGCCATGAGTTGCTAGAAAACTATGCACGTAACGAAGTAATTCGTGATGCATCAGTTGATCTAGTTGAAACCCAAGTTGAAAAATTGGCAGCTCTTGTAGAGAATATTGACTTTGACGATATCGAATCTTTCACCAAGAAAGTCGCTATTGTTAAGGAAACTCACTTCTCCCCAGAAGCAGTCGAATCACCAATTACTGAAGATGTAGATGTTGACCAGCCTGAAGAAATCACTGAAAAAGTTAGTGATCAAATGGCCCAGTATCTTACAGCTATCAGAAGTCAAACTAAATAAAGAAGGATCCTATTAAATGGAAATGCAATCTTACGATACACTGGTAGAAAAGTGGGCACCGGTTCTTAATGAAGAATCAGCCGGCAATATCGGTGACCGTCATAAAGTAGCTGTTACAGCTGCTCTCTTGGAGAATACTGAAAAAGCACTGCGCGAAGAGCGTCAGCTTACAGAAGCTGCTCCAACTAACTCTAACGCCGGCGTAAACAACTGGGATCCAATCTTGATCTCCCTAGTCCGTCGTGCCGCACCAAACTTGGTAGCATATGAACTAGCAGGCGTTCAGCCTATGTCTGGTCCAACTGGTCTTATCTTTGCGATGAAATCACGTTACACCAGCATGAGTGGAACAGAAGCATTGTTCAACGAAGCAGACACTAAGTTCTCTGGAACTCAGAACGATGCAGGTAACGGCGCTGCAGGTCCATCGGGCTTGAGTGTTACTAATGCTAACTCCGCTCACACAATCGACTCTGACCGTGCAACCGACATCTTCGGTAATGCAATGAATACTGACTCGGCAGAAGCACTTGGATCAACTGGTTCATCTGACTTTGCAGAGATGGGTTTCAGCATTGAAAAGCAGACTGTTACTGCTAAGTCACGTGCTCTGAAAGCAGAATATTCGCTTGAACTCGCACAAGACTTGAAAGCAATCCACGGTTTGGATGCAGAAACAGAACTTGCGAATATCCTTTCAACTGAAATTCTTGCAGAGATTAACCGCGAAGTAATTCGTACAATTAACTCGCAAGCTAAAACAGGTTGTTTGCAAGCTAACGTAACTACTGATGGTATCTTCGATCTTTCAACAGACGCAGACGGCCGTTGGAGTGTAGAGAAGTTCAAAGGTCTCGTTGTACAACTTGAGCGTGAAGCTAACGTAATTGCTAAAGAAACACGTCGCGGCAAAGGTAACATCATGGTATGTTCCTCTGACGTTGCGTCTGCTCTTTCTGCAGCTTCTATGCTGGATTACACTCCAAGCATGAACACAAATCTGAACGTAGATGATACAGGCAACTTGTTTGCAGGTACTTTGAACGGTCGCATGAAAGTCTATATTGACCCATATGCAACTGTAGACTATGTAACAGTCGGCTATAAGGGTTCTAACCCATATGACGCTGGTGTGTTCTATTGCCCATACGTGCCGCTTACAATGATGCGTGCCGTAAGTGAAAATACTTTCCAGCCTAAGATCGGCTTTAAGACCCGTTACGGAATGGTAGCCAACCCATTCGTGCCAGGTGCTATCGCAGCTAACGGTCTTGGTACTGCTAAGTCCAACCAGTACTACAGAATCTTCCGTGTTGACAACATTCTCGACTAAACGGAAATAAACTTAACTACTACCTTGGGGGGGCTTCGGCCCTCCCTTTTTTTTGTCTTTTTTTTGAAATAAGGTGTTTACATACTATATTGGATAAGTTATAACTACTCTATCGGAAACATAACTCAGACAAGAAAGAGATACAATGCAACAGTTATTTAATGTAGAAGTAGACGGCGTTGACCTACAGGACTATCCGAAATTTTGTGATGCATATATTAGTTTTGCGGAAGACAACTGGGGAGTACCACTTACAGAACTAGAACTAGATGTTGTAAATGAAGACTCACAGCTTGTCTGGGAACATGTGTTTGCTGATCTATATTAAAAAAAATGGCTGTAAGCAATTTTAGTTGTTTACAGCCTAATCCAAGCCTGTTATAACTATTATACCGAAACCAAACTGGAGATAATATTATGATTAATCACGTCACTCGCCACGAATACCAAGGCCAAAATGCAGCTAATCTTATGGCTCTGGGCTTTGATGAGACAGATGAATTTGTAACATTTAAGCAGGCTATCAAGCTGCCAGGACTCAATGGTAAAGTTCTAAAAGGTATCAAGTCTAAAGCAACTCTCGTGCGTTATAGCCGAGTTGAGAAAGTGCAAGACGAAAAGGGGAAGCAAACTCCTAAGCCGATCTACTTTGCAGTGTTTCACATCCTCGATGTTCTAGCACGTCGGCCAAAAGAAATATAAAAAAAGATTGCTGGAGGGGTTTACAGCTCCTCCAGTATCTGATATAAGTAATTAACAGAAGCAAACTAGAAAGTGAGACTCCAATGATTATAGTATCAGATATCCAAGATGCAATGATGATGCAAAAGAAAATAGGAAGCATTATCCGCCGCTCAGTAAATAACAATAAAACATTAAAAGATGTTCAAATTGAATTACTGTTGCTTGTTGAAGACCTCGGTAAGAATATCGAACGGTTAGATTCAGAGATGGATATTGCGGGTATGAATGTAATTGAAGAGTTAGACGCAATCGAGCAAGGCAAATGAGAAACTGGATCTTTGAAACACTAAGCACTATAATGTCTCTTATAGTTGTACTTGCTTTAGTAGCATACTTTTTAAGTTAAATTAAGGACTCTTCGGAGTCCTTTTTATTTGCGTTATAAATACTTCTGTAATAAGGAAGTATGGATATGGCTGATCTAACAAAAAATATGAATTTCTTACAACCCACTGGATTCAAGGTGGTGATTGATAGAAAAAATTACCCTAACCTAGAATACTTTGTACAGAGTACAAATCTCCCTGGCGTGTCTAGTCCGTCGGTTGAAATCGGTTACCCCAGAGCAAATATTCATATGACTGGTGGGCAATTAGATTATGATGAAATTACCATGGACATTATTTTAGATGAAAATATGGATGCATATACCGAAATGTATTCATGGATGGAAAGAAATGCTGAAACAAAGCAATCAACTTTAATATCCGACATTGGAAAATATAACACCAATGCAGATGCCTCAACATCATCAGATATAACACTTTTGGTTCTATCGAGTCATAACAATAAAACCAAAAAAATTAGCTATAGAGATTGTATTCCTGTGCAGCTTGGCGCAGTACAGCTTATGTCTAATGTTGCCGATGTCCAGTATATTGTACTGCCAGTAACATTCTCTTTTACTTACTTTGAAATTTTATAAATCATGAGGACTTTTTATGACACTAGAACAGTTATTGGAAATGTGGAAAACTGACTCCGAGATTGATCGGTATAAGTTAGATGAAACTTCACTAAACACTCCCAAGTTACATTCCAAATATTTAGAAATTCTGAGTATCGCTAAACTTCAGAGGAAGAAAGCTGAGCACTCACAGAAAAGATTGCTAAAGAAAAAATGGCTTTACTATAACGGGAAGCTACCTAAAGATGCTATAGAAGAATTGGGTTGGGAATATGATCCATTTCAAGGACTTAAAGTTCTAAAAGGCGAAATGGAATACTACTATAATTCAGATATAGATATTCAGAAGTCAGAAGAAAAATGCGAGTATCATAAAGTTTTTGTTGAGACAGCAACTGAAATAGTAACAAATTTAAATTGGAGACACCAGACAGTTGGTAATATTATTAGATGGAGGCAGTTCGAAGCGGGCGGCTAAACCAAGTGGATAAAATTGTAATACAAAAACGTAATCAGTCAGTAATGAATGTTATATCAGATTATGGAGTTATGAATGAATTATCAGATCATTTCTCATTCTTCGTACCAGGTTATAAATTTATGCCAGCTTTCCGAAATAAAGTTTGGGATGGTAAGATTAGATTGTTTAATGCTCAGTCAGGCGAGTTGCCTGTAGGGCTATATCCGTACGTTCAAGAGTTTGCTAAGCCTCGGGGCTATCATGTTGAAGTTGAGCATGATGCTATGTATGGCCGACCAGATGCAACCAATGATGTAGATCCTAAAGAATTGAATGCATTCATTGAGTCACTTAATCTCAGATCAAGAGGGACTAGAATTGGGCCAAGAGATTATCAGGTTGAAGCAATCGCAGAGGGCATTCACAGAAAAAGAGCAATTCTATTAAGCCCGACTGGTTCTGGTAAATCTCTTATCATCTATGTACTTCTCAGATGGTTGCTAGAAAAGACAAATAAAAAATTATTAATTATTGTACCAACTACAAGTTTGGTTCAGCAGATGTATACAGATTTTGAAGATTACTCAAGCGCTGACGAAGACTGGTTTGTAGAAGATGAGTGCCACAGGATTTACTCTGGTAGACCTAAGAAGATGGATGAGCGGGTAGTTATCTCAACTTGGCAATCTGTCTATAAGTTACCGGGAGTTTGGTTTGAACAATTCTGTGGTGTGTTTGGTGACGAGTGCCATGGATTTAAATCTAAGTCACTTACATCAATTATGAATAAATCTAGGGAAGCCGAATATAGATTTGGTACGACTGGTACATTAGACGGGACTCAAACTCATAAGCTGGTATTAGAAGGTCACTTTGGTAAAATTTATAATGTAACAACTACTCGGAAACTCCAAGACAAAGGAACACTAGCAGCACTTGATATTAAAATTCTGTTGCTAAAATATCCAGAAGAAATCTGTCGTGCCTTAAAGGGAGTAGACTATCAAGCTGAGATTGATTTCATTGTAAAGAATGAAGCACGAAACAAACTCATTACTAATTTAACAGTGGACCAAGATGGTAACACATTGGTGCTATATCAATTTGTAGAAAAACACGGCAAGCCACTCTATGATATGATCCGAGAAAAAGCGCACGAGAAAAGAAAAGTGTTCTTTGTATCTGGTTCAGTAGAAGCATCAGACAGAGAGCAAATCAGAAAGATTGTAGAGAAACAAAAAAATGCTATTATCGTTGCCAGCCTAGGTACATTTTCTACTGGTATAAATATAAGAAATCTACACAATATAGTTTTTGCTTCCCCATCTAAATCTCAAATAAAAATACTTCAATCTATAGGTAGAGGTTTAAGGAAGTCAGACAATGATGTAACAACTAAACTATTTGATGTAGCTGATGATCTACATTGGAAAAGCAAGAAGAATTATACGCTAGTACATTCCGCCGAACGAATTAAGATATATGCTAAAGAAAACTTTAAATATAAAATTTATGAGATCGAGTTAAAAATATGAGTGAAATTAAACAGTTTAGACTAACAGACGGATCCGATATCATATGTGAAGTTCTCGAATGGAATGATGACGCCACTGACTAAATAGTAATTAGAAATGCCTTAGAGATTATTTGGATGCAAAGAGGGGATAATCGGATGTGTACTTATCGTCCATGGTTATTTCAACAGATTAGAGAAAATAGCATTTCTTGTATTACCTCTGGTCACATTATGGCCGAGAGTACACCAACAGATGAAGCTGTAGATCAGTGGAAAGAAACCATTGACTACTTTCAAGAGAGACCAGAAATGGATGTTGAAGATAGTTTAATGGATTCCGATACAATACCAGATCATAACAATCTAATATATTTGAAGCCTAAACCGGGGATCCACTGATTCGGACATACTATCTCTCCATCCCCAAAATGCTTAATTTATTATACTAACATTTCTCTGACCTGTACAGACCTAATATCGCCAAAACAGAAAATAATTTACTTTACTTTCCCAGCCAAATGATTTATAATTAACCAATAAGGAGTGAATAATGGCTAAAACTAAAAAGCGTAGTATTCACTATGTAAACAACAAAGACTTCTCATATGCTGTAGTTGACTATTGTACAGAACTAAAGCAAGCAAAAGAAAAAGAGTCTGTACTACCCATTGTTCCAGATTACATAGCTGAATGTTTCTTAAAAATTTCTGAAGGTCTTTCTCATAAGTCCAATTTTATCAGATACACATATCGTGAAGAAATGGTCATGGATGCAGTTGAAAACTGTCTCAAAGCCATTGAGAATTATAACATTGAAGCTGCTACACGTACGGGTAAACCAAATGCTTTTGCATACTTTACTCAAATTAGCTGGTATGCATTCCTCAGGCGGATCGCTAAAGAAAAGCGGCAACAAGAAATTAAATTTAAATATATGGTTTCCTCTGGCATTGATGCCTTCTTGGATGTAAAAGAGGGAGACATTATATCAAACAGTGTTGCAACAAACTTTATTGATGGTCTTAAAGATAGAATTGAAAAGATTAAAGAAAAAGATGTTGTTGTAAAAGAACTTGTAAAAGCAGAGAAGAGGAAGAAAAGAACCAAGTCAGCTGACTCGGATTTGACAGACTTTATAAAATGAGAAGTATATATGAAAATAGCTATATTAAATGACACGCATGCAGGTATAAGAAATGCGAGTGAAATATTTTTAAACAATGCAGACAAATTCTACTCTGAACTATTCTTTCCATATCTATTAGAAAATGGTATCACTCATATCGTCCACCTAGGAGATATATTTGATCAGAGAAAATTTGTTAACTTTAAAGTGATTAATAAATTCCGTAAAGGTTTTCTCAGTAAGTTAAGAGAATACCGAATCACTATGGATGTTATCCCTGGTAATCACGATGTGTTTTTTAAGAACACAAATGATCTAAACAGCTTGAAAGAGTTGCTAGGTCATTACATGAATGAAGTCAACATTGTTATGGAGCCAAAAGTATTAGAATATGGCTCATTAAAAATGGGCCTAATTCCGTGGATGAATCAAGAGAACACTGATACAACTATGGAGTTTATCAGGACTTGTAAAGCAGATATTCTGGGCGGCCATTTTGAGTTTAATGGCTTTGATATGATGCGAGGGATTAAAAATAATCACGGCATGGATCATAAACTCTTCAAGAGATTTGAAGCAGTTTATTCTGGACACTTCCACACCAAATCCCAAATGGACAATGTAATGTATCTCGGTACTCAGATGGAATTTTTCTGGTCTGATGCCCATGATAGGAAACACTTCCATGTTCTTGACTCAGAGAGCAGAGAACTAACAGCTATTGAAAACCCACACACTTTATATGAAAAAATTATTTATGATGATAAAGATAGGTCTTACTCTGACTATCCAGTAGATCATTTAGATGAAAAGTTTGTGAAAATAGTTGTAATTAATAAACAAGACCTCTTTACATTCGACCGTTTTGTTGATAGAATACAGAATAGGAACATACATGAACTAAAGATTGCAGAAAACTTTGAAGAGTTTGTTGGTAATAGAGTTGAAGATTCATCAATCTCGGTTGAAGACACTAGTGAATTATTAGATAGTTATATTGAAAGTGTAGATACCACATTGGATAAAGAATTACTGAAAGGTGAAATGAGAGCACTTCTGACTGAAGCGCAATCTCTTGAAATTGCATGATTGTATTTAAATTATTACGGTATAAAAACTTCCTCTCGACGGGTAACAGTTGGACCGAAGTTAATCTGAATCAGCATAGAACCACCCTAGTTATTGGTGATAATGGTTCTGGCAAATCAACTATGTTAGATGCTTTATCATTTACATTGTTTGGAAAACCACACAGAAATATTAACAAACACCAACTGGTCAATTCTATTAACAATAAAGATTGTGAAGTGGAAGTTACCTTTTCTGTTGGAATGAATGAGTTTAAAGTTTCTCGTGGAATTAAACCTGCCAAGTTTGAGATATTGAAAAACGGTGTTCTGATTAATCAAAACTCCCATGCTAAAGAGTACCAGAAAATTCTTGAGCAGAATATAATCAAATTAAATCATAAATCATTCCACCAGATTGTGGTACTTGGTTCATCTTCCTTTATTCCTTTCATGCAACTACCTGGTGGTCACAGACGTGATGTAATTGAAGACCTATTAGACATTAACGTGTTCTCCAAGATGAATCATTTACTCAAAGAGAAAACGGCTATTGTAAAAAATAAACTACAAGACATTAAATACAATATTGAAATCTTGGATAACAAGATTAAAACTCAATCTAAATATATTAAAGATGTTAAAATATTAACGGAGTCAAACGTTGCCTCAAAACAATCGACGATTACGACCAATCAATCTGAGATCATTACCTTACAAGAAGTCAACACTTCCCTATCGGGCGAGGTTGATGGTAAAAATGATGAGGTCCAAAAAAGTCTTAAAAAGTACCACGACAAAAAGCAAGCACTCTTACAATACGGTGGGCAGTTCAAAACTCAGACCAACCAAATTACAAAAGAGGCTAAATTTTACGAAAACAATGAAGATTGCCCAACGTGTTCCCAAAATATTAGTTCAGAACTTAGAGAAACCAAGTTGGCAACCTCTAAGTCTAAAGCCAAAGAATTACAAATCGCAATGGGTAAGCTCGCTACCCAGCAAGCTGATATTGAACAGAATATCGAACATGCAGGTATTGCACTTGAGGAACTTAGAGAAAAACAATCAACTCTACATAGTAACAATACAGAAATTGATAGGCTACAAAAGCAGATACGAAGTATTGAAACGGAGTTATCATCAACTGTTGTAGCAGATCTTGATGAAGCAAGACTTGAACTAAATGCTATGGAGACAGATAAAGACACTTATCGTGAGGAAAGATTAAAGCAAAATGAGCAGTATAGCATCAACTCAGCAATGTCTGAGATGCTTAAAGATACTGGTATTAAAACAAAAATTATTAAAGAGTATCTGCCAGTAATTAATAATCTGGTCAATCAATACTTACAAGTGCTTGACTTCTTTGTTCACTTTAATCTTGATGAAAGTTTCCAAGAAACTATTAGATCAAGACATAGAGATGCTTTCTCATATGATTCTTTCTCAGAAGGCGAGAAGCAAAGAATTGATCTATCCTTATTGTTTACCTGGAGAATGATTGCAAAGATGAAAAACTCAGTAGCAACTAATCTGCTACTACTAGATGAAACCTTTGACTCATCATTGGATCACGAAGGTGTAGAAAACTTGATGAAAATTCTAAATACACTTGAAGAGGATACCAATGTGTTTGTTATCTCACATAAAGGAGAGATACTAGACGGCAAGTTCGAGAACAAGATTGAATTTGTCAAAGAAAAGAATTTTAGTAAACTTGCTAAATAATGGTTTACAATCTGTTCATTATGAACTATAATTATTATATTATCAGAAACTGGAGTATATTATGCAACTAACAGAAACCACTTTATCTGTTCTAAAGAATTATGCCACAATCAATTCAAATATTGTTATTGACAAAGGCTCTAAACTTAATACAATCTCAGAAGCTAAAAATGTTATGGCCTCTGTTACTATCAAAGAAGAATTTCCTAAGAAATTCGGTATCTATGATCTAAATGAATTTCTCGGTGTTCTTGGCTTGGTAGATGAACCAAACCTAGATTTCACCGATGAATATGTAACAGTCAGCGATTCCTCTGGCCGATCAAAAGTCAAGTATTTCTTTTCAAGTCCTGAAATCTTGACTCAGCCTACAAAGACTGTTACTATGCCGCCAGCCGATATTACCTTTGATCTTGACACAGATACTTTAATGCGTGTTAAACGTGCTGCTACAGCACTCGGTCATAATGAAATATCTATCTCTGGACTAGATGGTGTAATCACTATTAATGTTGTAGATAATAAAAACTCAACATCAAATGTTTATTCCATTGATATTGCCGGTGAGTTTGAAATGAAAGAATTTAAATTCGTCCTTAATATCTCTAATCTAAAAATTATGCCTGGAGACTATGAAGTCAAGATTTCATCCAAGCTGATTTCCGAATTTACTAATAAAGAAACAGATGCGCAATACTGGATTGCTCTCGAAAAGACATCATCCACAGGAGTATAAATGATGAACAAGAAGAATACAAATACCGACCATGTCGGTACGCCACCCATGCCACCCATGGAAGCTAACAATGACATGGATGCAGCTTATGCTCTAATGGCGCAGATGGGCCGAAGTACAATTGCTGTTATTGATGCTATTGTACAACGTGGTGGTTTCCGCGGTGAAGAACTTTCTACAATCGGAGGGCTACGTGATCAATGTATTCAGGCAATTTCCATGTCTGAAGCATACGAACAAAAAGACTAAACTGAAACTAAGGAATATTATATAATGGATTTGAGTACACGTGAGAATGAATTCCTATGGTGTGAAAAGTATCGGCCCCAAAAGGTATCAGATTGTATCTTGCCTGAGGGGCTGAAAAATACTTTTGAAACACTTGTTAAAAATGGTGAAATTCCAAACATGCTATTCACCGGCACAGCAGGTCTTGGCAAAACTACAGTAGCAAAAGCTATTTGTCAAGAACTGGACCTAGACTATATACTGATTAACGGATCCGAAGAGGGTAACATTGATACACTCCGTGGAAAGATTAAGCAGTTTGCATCTTCAATCAGCCTTCAAGGTGGTTATAAAGTTGTTATCCTAGACGAAGCGGATTATCTAAACCCGCAGAGTACACAACCAGCATTACGTGGTTTCATTGAAGAATTTTCTAATAATTGTAGATTTATTTTAACCTGCAATTTTAAAAACCGTATTATTGAACCTTTGCATTCCAGATGTGGTGTGTATGAGTTTAATACTACCAAGAAAGAAATGGCCAAGTTATGCGAGAATTTCTTTTTCCGTTTCCGGCAGATACTGGAAAACGAGTATGTCGGATTTGAACAAAAGGATGCCGCCGATCTTATTGTCAAATATGCACCGGATTGGCGACGGGTACTTAATGAAGCCCAGCGTTCTGGAGTTAATGGCCAACTGGTCCTTAGCAGTCGGGTGGTGGGCGATAGTGATCAGTATAATCTTCTGTTTCAGTTGTTAAAAGCAAAAGATTTCAAAAAGATGCGCACATGGGTAGTTAATAACATGGATGTAGATGCAGCTGCTATCTTCCGTGGTATATATGATAATATGCAGACAAGTGTTTCACAGGGTTCTATCCCTCAGCTTGTTCTTATTCTAGCCGACTACCAATATAAGAATGCCTTTGTAGCAGATCACGAATTAAATATTGTGGCATGTTGTACCGAAATTATGGCTAACGTGGAGTTCACATGAGAATTGACCCAGATACAAAACTAGACTATAAAGATGTGTTATTAAGTCCTAAGCGGTCTACATTAACAAGTCGTAATGAAGTAGATTTACGGCGTGAATTTTCCTTTAGATCAACTTCAGCCGAATATTTTGGTGTACCAATTATGGCAGCTAATATGGATGGCGTTGGTACTTTTGCAATGGCTGATAAACTTGGAGCAAAAGGTTTATTCACTTGTCTTAATAAAAATTATAATGTAATGGAAATGGTTTCATATTTTGATGATCCAGATATGCCATTAGATCGTAAAGAATGTTCGGCATATACAATGGGTATTAGCGAACAAAACATGGCTGATTTCCTTAACGTATATGAAATGTGTGATGGTAATATTAAATATGTTTGTGTTGATGTAGCTAACGGATACACACAAAGGTTCATCTCTTTTATTAAAGACCTAAAGACATATTTTCCAACCCTAATTATTATTGCTGGTAATGTTGTTACTGCAAATCAAACAGAGGAGTTAATTATAAATGGAGCCGATATCGTTAAAATTGGGATTGGTCCTGGTTCTGTTTGTACTACTCGCTTACAGACTGGCGTTGGTTACCCTCAGCTTTCTGCGGTTATCGAGTGCGCTGATGCTGCTCATGGTTTGGGTGGTCATATCATTGCTGATGGTGGGTGCAACACTCCAGCTGATGTAGTAAAAGCATTTGCAGGTGGAGCTGATTTTGTTATGCTCGGCGGTATGCTATCTGGTCACGATGAAGGCGGCGGAGAAGTTATTACCAAAGTCTATGAAACAAATGAAGTTACTCTCACACCTGACGGTTTCTATGATTCAGTATATGAAGAAAAGAAATTTGTAAAATTCTATGGAATGAGTTCGGATACTGCTAATATGAAACACAACGGTGGACTTAAAGGTTATCGTAGTTCAGAAGGCCGTGAAGTTTTAGTTCCTTACCGAGGTCTTGTAGATGATACACTTCAAGATATTCTTGGTGGAATTAGAAGTGCCTGCACTTATGTTGGAGCAGAACAAATTAAAAACCTAAGTAAATGTGCTACACTTATTCGTTGTAATGATACTCATAATAGGGTTTACGAATGATAAAAAATCTGTTATTATATACAAAGGACAAGTGTGTCTATTGTGTCTTCCTAAAAGAAAAGTTAGACGAGTGGGAACTAGCATATGATGTAGTACACAATGAAGGTTTACCTGCCGATCATAAAACTTATCCACAATTATATTATCAAGGCATAGACGTTCAAAGAGGATCATCTACTGATCTAACACAAGATATTCTAATGAATAGAATTGAAAGAATTGAATGGCCAAACATGGATAGCGGAGTAGAATTTACAAGATGAGTATAAGTCCTTTTGAATTTTTAAATACAATCAATTCCACTAAAAAAGATATTATGGTAGATGACTTAGCAGAAAAAGCATATGCTCCTTTTGTTATCAATCGCACTCTATCATACTTTCCAGATACTGTTGGAATTGCAAATGAGATGAACCGATATCATCATATAGACAAAAAGCTACAATATCACTTTCTTATAAATATAGTTAGAAAAAGAAAGCGTTTTTCTAAATGGGCCAAGGCTCAAAAAGATAGTGATATTGATGCAGTTAAGACATATTATGGGTATAGTAATGAAAAAGCCCGTCAAGCCTTAACTCTATTATCACCTGAACAAATACAGATAATAATAGAGAAGGTGAGTAAAGGTGGAAAAAGAAGAAATTAAAATAGTACAGTGGTCTCCGCAAACCATGCTAGAGATTACATTAAATGAACCCGATGACTTCCTTAAAGTAAGAGAAACTTTAACACGTATCGGTGTCGCATCCCGAAAAGATAATAAACTATATCAATCGTGCCATATCTTGCATAAACAAGGAAGATATTTCATCGTGCACTTTAAAGAATTGTTCCTCTTGGATGGAAAGAAGTCCAACCTAGATGAGAATGATATATCAAGACGAAACACAATTGCAACTCTTATGTCTGATTGGGGTTTGGTTACAATGGAAACTAGAGGACAAACTCTCAGTTTAGCACCATTGAGGCAAATTAAAATTATACCATTTAAAGAGAAAGCAAATTGGCAACTGTGTCCAAAATATAACATAGGAAATAAATAACGGCTATTCCATAACCGACTAGCTAAAAATTAATACTTTGTATAAATAGACTTGTAGAGCGGATAATCCGGCTACAATTTAATCTTGCTTGCTCAAAAGGAGATAACAATGACAGGCTTACACACACTCTTCCCTCGCTCATCTTTTGTAGGATTTGACCATCTATTCAACGAACTAGAATGGACGGCCAAACATGCACAGGACCATTACCCACCCCACAATATTATTAAGACAGATGAATCAGAATATTTGATTGAACTTGCTATTGCTGGGTTTTCCAAAGATGAGATTAACGTTGAAGTTAAAGATAGAACTTTGACTGTTAAAGGGGAACATATTTCTAAAGGTCGTGACTTTATTCATCGTGGTATTTCTACGAAGAAATTTAAGCGCACTTTTCGGCTGTCTGAACATGTAAATGTAAACGGAGCAGATATTCAAGACGGTATTCTGGCAATTCAGTTGCAGTATATTATCCCAGAAGAAATGCGTCCTCGTAAAATCAATATTGGTCAAACGAGGAATTCAAATGACACAGACAATGACAAACAACTACTTAACGAAGACAGTTAAGTTACCACTCAACATACTAAAAACAGTCTGGAACAGCATTAAACTAAATGCTGATATCCGTCAAACACGAGGTGAACTTCAAAGGTTAAACGATGCTGAGTTAAGAGACATCGGATTAACTAGAGGTGATATTGATGCGATTGCAAGAGGTGATGGCGAATTTCTCCGTTCCGCAGTAAGGAATAGGTTTTATCAGCCAGATGATCTGAAGGCTCCTATCAGTTACCATAATCCTAATTTAAAAGGATGGGGCTGATGACCGCTATCAATACAAACATATCTTTCTCCTTGCCACTCTCTGGCTTGTGGTCGGCATTCGAACGTTGGTTCCTGATAGTGGGATACAGCCGAGCGGCAGCGGAGTTGGCAAGACATGGCAACATAGAAGCAGCCAAAATGTGTATGATGGAACTAGAAAGAGTACGTAATGACAGGTGATATCGCAACAATGGGCGCTCTAATCGGCGCTGGACTAGCAACATTCGGAATGGGTGGCGCCGCCATCGCAGTAGGAATGATTGTTGGTAGTGTACTTAAAGTTATGCCCAAAAAGCCTGACACTGGTACTATGTTTGTTGGTATTGCTTTTGCAGAAGCATTAGGCATCTTTGCCTTTCTAACAGCATTGTTACTTATGTTCGCAGTCTAATGGCTGAGAATCATTTTAGTGCAGAAGTGGTACAACGCATAGGCTTTTACTCTTTTGCAACAATGTCTTCATTAATAGTAATATGTATTGCCTTTGGGTTTTATGCAGTATTACAAAAATTTAATGAACCAAGTTGGAAAGAGGCATGTATTACCAATGGCGGAGTTCCCGTCCAGATTGCAAAGTCAACATTTGACTGTAAAGTCATATAAAATAAAAAGAGGGCTTCGGCCCTCTTTTGCTATTTACAATACCGTCATAATAGTTTATAATGATTATATCATAACGGAGTAATATATTGTCTTTTTACACATCAGTTAATCGTTACGGCAACTCTATCTTATATCGTGGATATAATGACTCTGGAGTTGCTACAGAAACAAAATATAAATTCACCCCTAAACTTTATATTCGATCCCAAGATACAAATACAGAATACAAAGCCCTAGATGGTACACCTGTAAAAGAAGTCAACTTTCCTAAAATGGCAGAAGCAAAAGAGTTTTGTGAACAGTACAAAGATATTAAAGATTTCAGCGTGTATGGTCAGACCAATTATATTCAACAGTTTATTACAGATAAGTTTCCCGGCAACATTAAATTTAATCCTAAACAAGTTAATGTTGTAAACTTTGACATAGAAGTCGCTTCCGATGAGGGTTTCCCTAGACCAGAAGAAGCATTGTTTCCAATTATATCCATTGCTCTCAAGTCCAGTAAATCTTCCATCTATGAAGTGTGGGGTTGTGGTGATTACGATCCCGAGAAAACAAAATTAAATATGGATGGCTGTCTTATTCATTACAGAAAGTTTGATAGTGAGCAAGGACTTATGGCCAGCTTCCATAAATATTGGTGTGAGAATAGACCAGATATTGTAACTGGCTGGAACTGTAGGTTCTTTGATATACCATATATTATTAATAGATTGTATCGCATTGGTTCTCCAGAAGCAGTTAAAAGATTGTCTCCTTGGAACTTAGTCAATGAACGCAATACCAAAATCATGGGTAAAGAACAGCAAGGATATGAAATTGTTGGTATTCAACAAGCAGACTATCTTGAGCTGTTTAAAAAGTTTGGTTACTCTTATGGAACCCAAGAGTCATATGCATTAAATCATGTTGCATTTACTGTTCTTGGCGAGAAGAAATTATCATATGAAGAACATGGTAGTTTGCATACACTCTATGAAAAAGATCACCAAAAGTTTATTGATTATAACATTAAAGATGTTCAACTTGTTCAACGCATTGACGATAAGATGGGTCTTATTGAACTGGTACAAACTATGGCTTATCGTGCTGGTGTTAATATATCAGATACATTTGGTACTACGGCGATATGGGATTCAATCATATATCGTTCACTAAATAGTCAAAAGATTGTTATCATGCCTATCACAGAAAAACAGAAACTACCTTACCCTGGTGGTTATGTAAAAGATCCAAAAGTTGGTATGCACGAGTGGGTTGTATCTTTTGACCTTAACTCACTATATCCAAATCTTATTGTACAATATAATATGTCTCCAGAAACAATCGTTGGTGGTTATCCCCTTGAGAATGGCGTAGAACATTATATGAACTGTGACAAAGTTGTTAGTGAATATGCTGTAGCAGCTAACGGTTCTCAATACCGAAAAGACAAGCAAGGCATTATCCCTAAAATTATTATTCAGTATTATTCAGAACGCAAAGAAGTCAAGCAGCGCATGTTAAAAGCGCAGAGTGATTATGAGAAGAATAAGACCGCAGAACTTGAAAGAGAAATCAATACACTTCATAACCAACAGATGGCTATTAAGATTTTGTTAAACAGTCTTTATGGCGCACTCGGTAATCGGTTCTTTAGATATTTTGATATGAGAATGGCCGAAGGTATTACTCTATCTGGTCAACTTTCTATTTTGTGGGCCGAACGTGCTATCAATGCAGAAATGAATAAAATTCTAAACACAACGGAGAAAGATTATGTTATTGCTATTGACACTGACTCAGTCTATATTAATTTTGGTCCTCTTATTGCTAAACTGGCGCCAGTCGATCCTGTTAAAGCACTGGACAAAATATGTAAGGAGCACTTCACAAAACTCCTAGCTGACTCTTATGCTAAACTGTTCGATAATATGAATGGTTATGATAACAGAATGGTTATGGAACGTGAAGCTATTGCCGATAAAGCTATCTGGACTGCAAAGAAAAGATATATTTTAAACGTGCACAATAATGAAGGAGTCCAGTACAAAGAACCTAAACTCAAGATCATGGGTATTGAAGCTGTTAAATCTTCGACACCTCAGGTTGTTAGAGACAAGTTCAAAGAAATCTTTGATGTTCTAATTAACGGTACTGAAGTTACCACTCAGAAATACATAGCAGACTTCAGACGTGAATTCAATTCTCTACCTCCCGAAGCTGTATCATTTCCAAGAGGTGTGACTAATGTTACAGATTGGATAGATAGAAAGACCGTTTTCAAGAAAGGTTGTCCAATTCATGTTCGTGGTTCTATTCTATACAATAATACGGTCAAAAGTAAAGCAGTGGACAAAAGATATGGTTTAATTCAGAATGGTGAGAAGATTAAGTTTGTTTATCTCAAGATGCCAAATCCAATAAAGCAAAATGTTATAGCATTCCCGCAATATCTCCCTACCGAATTAGAGCTGCATAAATACATTGACTACGATAAAATGTTTGAGAAAACTTTTATTGAACCTATTAAACCTATTCTGGACGCAATCGGATGGACTGTTGAAGATCAGATGACGCTGGAAGACTTTTTTGGATAAGGAAATAAATGAAACATTATATTTTTGATATTGACGGAACTTTAACTCCAAGCCGTGGCAGAATTGATCCAGAGTTTGAAACATTTTTTAAAAGTTTTATTAATATGAATAAAGTGTCTTTAGTTACTGGGTCAGATAGACCAAAAACTTTAGAACAAATTGGTATTGAAATCTCGGATAGTGTTGATACAATGTATCAATGCTCTGGTAATCACATTTGGAAAAAAGGTAAAGAGGTATCAAGAATAGATTGGCGCTTACCACATAAAGTGGTTCAATGGCTTTTAATAACTCTTGAGAATAGCAGCTATTCAAAAAGAACCGGTGATCATCTTGAAGAAAGAGTTGGTCTTGCCAATTTCTCCATAGTGGGAAGAAAAGCAGATGCACGTCAAAGAAAAGCATATGTAAAATATGATAATAACGTGGGAGAACGTAAGTCAATTGCTTACAGATTTAATGAAAAATTTGGTAAACACCTTAAAGCACAGGTTGCTGGAGAAACTGGTATAGATATTATTCCACTTGGTTGTGATAAATCTCAAATATTAAAACAGATACCACTTGATGATAACATAATCTTTTTTGGGGATAAGACTGAACTAGGTGGCAATGACTATGAAATTGCACAAGCTGTAGATAAAAGATTAAACGGACACTTCCATACAGTCACTGAATGGAAACATACATATAGTATATTGAAAGAGGAAATATAATGAACGAAGTAGCACATTACGAAGAACTTATTGCACAGTGGCACCACGACCGCAATCTAATTAACGGAAGTACCGATAAAGATCAATATATGAAGTTGATTCAAGAAGCAGGTGAGTTGTCTGATAACATCTGCAAGGGCAGAGACATTCGTGACGACATTGGTGATATGATGGTAGTATTAATTAATATTGCAGAGCGTAATAATTTAACTCTTGCAGAATGCATTAAAGTAGCATATAACGATATTAAAGACCGTAAAGGCACAATGATTGACGGAGTATTTGTTAAAGAAAGTGATTTACAATAATGTTGCATTATGTTATAATGAGCCGATAAGGAGAATACATGACTGATTATACTCAACCAAAATATCCAATTTATATTATTTCTAAAGGACGTGCTGACTCTAGGTTTACATCTAAAACTTTAGATGAACTTAATGTACCATATCGTATTGTTATTGAGCAATCTGAATACAAAGATTATAATAAGAATATTCCAGCAGAGAAAATTTTGGTATTACCTGAAGGGTTTCGTGAAAATCCAAATTATGCTTTTCCAGATGCAGCTGGTCGGATGGGTGGTTCTATTCCAGCCAGAAACTTTGTATGGGAACACTCCATGTCTGAAGGTCACAAGCGGCATTGGATTATGGATGATAACATTAGGCACTTTTATAGAGTGCATCAAAATCTAAAAACAATTGTTACATCTGGTAACACTATTAGAGCATGTGAAGATTTCACAGATCGTTTTAAAGATGTAGCAATGTCTGGTATGAACTATCAGTATTTTGTTCCAGCTTCCCAAGCTAAAAAAGCATATACATTAAATACCCGAGTGTATTCTTGTATTCTACTCCGCAATGATATTAAACATCGTTGGCGTGGTAGATATAATGAAGATACTGATTTGAGCATAAACATTTTAAAAGACAATCATAATACAATTTTATTTAATGCATTTGTTTGTGGTAAAATGACTACTCTTACAATGGGTGGCGGTAATACCGATAATGTTTATATTGATCAAGACAATAGACGGACCTTTGCTGAAGCACTAAAAGAACAGCATCCCGATATTGTAGAAATAGTTTATAGGTACAGACGTTGGCATCATCACGTTGATTACTCTGGTTTTAAAAAGAATAAACTTGAGTTACGTGATGACTATGTTAAGAAAACTGGTACAAATGAATATGGAATGAAGATGGTTAAATTAACCGAAGCACAGCACGAGTTGCATAAAGCGACCTTCGGCAATACGGAGAATAGATATTATGACTAAAAAGAGCAAAGCATCAAGCTTGTTTGTACTTGATGGAACCGAAGAAGATTACGCACAAAACTACTGGGAAGATATGCCAGAGTTTGAGCAGAATGATTTAGATATTTATGGAGCAATGAATATTGCTTTTCGTACAGAAGAGGACTTCAGAGCATTTGTTCAACTTATTGAACAGCCGAGTGTATCTATTAAATCACGTGGAGTTTACTACCCAGTCAGAGCAAAGAGTGAGAACACATTGCTCCGTTGGATGCCTGATGAAGAATAAACTTTACAGCAACCTTTAGATGTGATATAATTATATTATGATAGACATTACAATATTTAAAAATCAATTCGACAATAAAACTCATCGTAAGATGAACTTTGCCGATGAAGATCAGTTTCTTGGATTTCTGTCGCAGTTATCCAAGAAACCCCTGGAGGGTAAAAGAAATGCGCAACTTATTAGTCCGGCTGTATATGTCGATGGTTCTACTAGAGCCAACAAAAATGTTTCTCATTGGGCAGGTTGGTGTGCTGTTGATGTTGACGATTATGTCTTTGAAGGAAAACTGAAGGAAGTTTTAGATGAAAAAATCTCATGGGGGTATATTTGCTACAGTACTGCTAGCAGCACGATTGAACAACCAAAATTTAGATTGGTTTTCCAAATCAAAGGCCACGTCCCCGCCGAAAGAATTAGACACTTCTGGTTTGCGCTCAACCAAGAACTTGAAGGAATGGGAGATAAACAGACTAAGGATCTCAGCCGAATGTACTTCATACCGGCCGAGTACAAAGATGCGAATAATTTCTTTTTCAGTAATCCTGGCGTGTCTATTGATCCCTATGAGTTAATGTCTCGGCATGAGTATAATGAAAAGAAAAACTCAAATAACTTTTTGGATAGACTACCAGTCAGTATGCAAGAACAAGTAATTGCTTATAGACAAACTCAATTAACTAATACCGATATCACTTGGACTTCTTATCTTGATTGCCCATTCTGGCCAAAACACTTAGCAACAGAATATATGATGATTGCTGGAGAAGGTTGGTATCGTAAGATGTATGCAATTATGGTTAGAGTAGCAGCTACTGCTATCTATAGAGAATATCCAATTACTGCTGATGAAATTGCTACACTATGTAAACAATTTGATATGGCTAACGGTAACTGGTATGAAAACCGACCAATGAGAACTGAAGCAGACCGTGCTTTAGAATATGTACACAGAAATTAATAATTTACAATACCCGAAAAATATGCTATACTTACAGAATATTATTCACTAAATTTATATTATGGAGATTACAGACTATGGAGACTATTGCTCAGCGTATGCGCAAAGTTGGTACTTACCTCGGATACTTTGATATCCAACCGTATGAGAATGTAAATGAAGATAGTCGGAATTTTGGTGTGAATTACGACCGACTTATTTTCCACCCAGTACTTAAACGGCGAGAGTTTATCGCCTTTGGTGATCTAGTGTATTTTATGTACATCAATGATGATCTAGTCAAAGTCGGTAAAGCCGAAGGTGCTATTGGCTGGGCTGGTAGAATGAACACGTACCGAAAAGATCCCGATGACGATGCTACCAATAAAAAAATTATGGATATTATGAAAGAGGACTACAGTGTTATAGAACCCATTTATGTGTATGCTATTTCAGTTCCAAGAGTTGCTTCAGATTACTATTGCAACTTAACAGATTC